TAGCCATGTCGCGCTGCTTCCTGATTAAATTTCTGTTGCAATCTTACTTCTGCTGTGTATTGAGCGCGTGAAATCATTGCATTAGCCTTACCAGCATCCTCACGCCCTGCACGAATCAATGCTCTACCACGGCCTTTAGTAATAAAATAAAAACTTTGTAACTTTAATTTAAATTGATATGGCGCAAAAGGGTTTAGGCTGTTGTTTTTGCGTGTGCCATTCCCGGCAACAATTCCACCCTTTTCATAAATGTTACCAGCAGGGGATCTTTGTTCAACTGCAACTGCTGTTGAAAATCCTTTGGTGTTGGAATACGGACATTGTTAGCAACTTGATTTTGAGTTCTAACAGTAAATCTTGCAGCATCCTTCCAGCGGCTAAGTCCGGGAATGCTGTCATCTTTTATGTAAGTTTTAGCGTGTATTTTGATTGTGTTTGCAGCCTTATTAATGGATTTATCCATGGCCTTCTTGCCCTCTTTATCAAACTCTTTGAGAGCAGTTTCCAAGTCCTTAACGCCTAATAGTTTTAGCACTTCTGGCTGCATTAGTGTTTGCCTTGTGCCTTTCCTCTAGTACCGCTTTAAGTGCCTTGTACATCCAATGATCCAACGCCATGATCTCGTTAGGCGATGAGTTTGTTGCTATTGCGAGAGCCGCGACTTCATAGGTGCGCGTATCCCGCGTTAGCCATTTGGGTCGTCTAACTCCAGTTCGACAAGACTCAAGGTATCTAGAAAACCGTTCTCAAATGGTTTTACGGTCTGTCCATTGGCTCTTAAACATAACCAAGCCAAGTAGTACACATGTTCTTGGCGCTCCTGCTGCCTAAGCGTTTGAGCAAAACCGCCGCCCACGAACTTTTCAAATTCCACCTCGATCTTAGGTGTGATTTGATAAGAACCTGTAGAACCATCTTCTAGTGTTACCTTGAGTTTCATCGTTAACCCTTCGTTAGTTTATTACGCGAATGTTCCAGTAATTGCTTTGGTGATTCCACCATTAACAGGCCATGTTACAGAAATGGTTGCAAGTTCGGTTACATTGTAAACTTGTGGCCATTCAATAACTAAACATGTTGCAGTGTAAAGTGGATTAGATGCTGAGATTGCTCCAGCAGCAGGTACAACTTTAAGTGCTACTGTACCGCCAACTGAACCATTGCCTGCTGTTGATCCGTTGATGGTTTGATTTACTTTTGATGAAGCAAAATCTGCCATAAATTCAATAGTTACGCTTGAGTTCTCAAGTCCAGCGATTTGAGAATGTCCAGATGACCCCATCGCCGTTACATCCAAGGTATCAAAAGTTTGATTAAGAGTTACGCTTTTGACATACGAACTTAAATCTACGGTTGCTACGGATAACTGAACTCCGTTACCTAAAAATGTTGCCATTATTCTTTATCCTTTACTTTTTTAGTGGTTAGTTCAATGAAGCCATTGGCGATCAATGCTTCGATATCCGCATTTGCTAATGCTTCTGCTTTTATTACTTCGCCTTTACTGAAACCGCTTCCAATAATGGCGAAATCCTCTAGTGCCTTGTATTCCATATTAACTCCCAAATGTAGTAATGACTTGTAAACTGACATCTGCACTCATTAAATCCCCACTTGGTAATGAGAAAATTTGTGGAGCAGATACAGTTCTAATTGTAACGCCTACCAAGTTGGTTTTTAACTTAGTGATTGCGCTTTGGATGATTGACTCAATTCCGGCAAGGTTGCCCTGATTGTCTAGGGCTGGAACTGTAAAAGTAAGTTTAAGGTTTGCGTAACAACTTAGGGATGTCTGATTATTGACGAGTTCAATCATAGGATCATCCCATGACACAATTACCGAGTTAGGGATCGGAGCATTAGGTGGATAACTAAAAGTCTGAAATAAGGTTACATCTGCAACGGCTGAGGCTACAGATGTTCTTAGGGTTGCCCAAGACATTATCCAACCATTCCGGAAGTGGACATCCACGGGCTAATAAGCCCCTTGACACGGCTTAGGAGCGACACGCCCATTTTATATGGGGCTGGCTGAAAATCGATGCCTGTCATGCCACCGCTAGGGGCTTGACGGCTCTGAAAAATGTCTACTGCGATGCTCATTGCCGCTTCGCTAATAGGTGCAATGTTTTCATAATCAATGTGCACAGTGCCAGTAATAGTGCCATAAGGTGCAACACGATGAAGGGCTTGATCTGCTGGACTACCTGTTAAAACATAACTAATTGAATAAGAATCAGCAGCAGTAATTGTTTTAGATCCATTGAATGTGGCTCCGCAATGGCTAATAGTAACAACCTGCCCAACCACAAATGGATTAATATCGGCTGTGTAAAGGGTTACTGTGTTGCTTAATAATTGTTGTTCATCTACATAAGCATTGTTTTTCGCTAAGTATTCATCGATAATTAAATTAGAACTATCGCAAATTTGTTGCAATACGGCATCCGTGTACAACGCACCAATTCCGAGTGTAGTTCTCAGTTCGGCTACTGTAACAAATGCCATTTTTACTCCTTTAGGGTGGGAGCCTTCTCATTCGGAAGGGGCGAACCGGAAGGCTCCCGATCTAGTTTTTTGCTTACGCGACTGTTAGGTAACGGAAAGCAGTTGGGTAACGATTAACAACACAAACATAACCATAAACGCCAATTTCAATTTGACCATTGGCAACAATGTTTGCGCGGATTTCAAGAGTACCGGACTCATGGAATCGCATTGCTTCGGTTGGGTAAACCAAGCCGTACTTCACACCTGCATCATTGCCTGTGTAGTAAGGATCAACAACAAGATTTAATCCTGCTACTGTACCAACAGTCGAACCTTGTGAAACAAGTCCGTTAGCATTCTGAGGGGCTGCTGCTGCGAATAGAGGGCGACCAGTTGTGTCAACTGCACCAAGAAGTCCTGAGAAATCAATATCTCCAGAACCGCCACCATTTGAAACCAAAAGATTGCGAGGAGTGCGCTTCATAACTCCGTAAGAATCTGCAATACCATCTGCAATCGCTTTGTAAATTGTTGATCCGGTTGAACCTGATGAGTTTTGTGCAGCAATGTTAGATGCGTAAGCATCAGTCTTTTGTGCATAGGACGCAGAAAGTTCTCTTAAATAAAGGTCAAGAAAACTTGGGTCTGACCGGTCGATGAGTTCTAAATTTAGAATTCCAGCCCCGGCAAATTTGACGATTGAATCCTCTTGGAAAGTTACTGTAGTGTCAGTTGATGAAAACTCTGCACCTTCAGCAGTTAGTGCAACAGTTGCCTGAGTACCTAGTTTTGGTGTAAACACTTTCATTCCGCTTGCTGGAAGTGGAGCGCGTTCGATTGAATCAATAAATGGGCGTTGTGAATCAATAACACCAATAATATCTTTTAGATAGTTTGGTGGAACCATTCCTGTATTCTCTGTAACTGTTGCAATCTGCAATGCTGCGATTAAATCGCGTGCATCTGAATCGCCTTGTGTTGCTTTGATTTGTGCCATTGCGTACTGTCCGGCAGTTACATTAGTGTTAACGCGTGGAGCAGTAAATACCTGAGTTGCAGGAGTTGGGGCGGATGCCTTTACTTCTGCGGCTTCAACCGAAACTTCCGTTTCGGCTACTGGATTTGTTTCGGCCATTAGTATTTCCTTTTCTTGTTCTGGCTCTGTTGCACTCGCAACTAGAGCGATCCGCGCCTCTGAAAATGCTGGTTCAGTAACTACGGAAACCTCTTTGATTGTGGCGGCTGATACATAGATCACGCCATCCTTTTCACTCCATTGATCTAATTTTGCGCCAATGCTCAATCCGTCTTTTAATCCTTCGGATGCTTCTAACAATGTATCTTGTGCGCGAGTTGATGAACCCAACTTAAATGTGGCTTCTAAACCTTGTGCGGTTTCAGTAACTTGAGTCATGCGCCCAACAGGTTGAGCAATGTCATGATCTCTTAATAATTTAATCTTGCTTGCAGTTATATCGCCAAATGCGCCCGGACTAAAAACAACTTCACCGGCACTTGTATAACCGGCACTGTTAAATGGAACAATCAAGCCTGAGATTTCACGCTTAGATGTGTTAGCAGTTAAATTGATTTCAGTTGCAGAAAAATTAATTTCCATTTGTAGTTACTCCTGTAGGTGTTGCGACTGGTGAATTAGATGGGGCAAGATCCTCTAACTCACGGGCTTCGTTTACTGTAAGAATCCCAAGTGGAACAACATCTCTATAAAATGCCGCGCGTTCGGCTGGATTACCTCTTAGGAAGTCGTCCAAATCGAAACGGATGTAAGATCCCATGGCACAAATATCATCGCCAGATAATCTTTGTTCAATCGGAGTTATGTAATTTCTTAATGAAAAATCAACTAAAAAACGCTTCTCGCCTTCGGCATTGTTATATGTCATTGATGAACCTGATTCAGCACCAATTAAATATGGTGGAACATTCATCATCTGAGCCAACATAGTTTGCATTGCTTTTCTGGACTCGACTAATTGCTGTTGAGAGTTATCAAACTGTTCTGCCTTAAACTCAAGATTGCTTGTAAGATATGCAGTTGCGCGTGTACTTCTAGCAGTTTTCCATTTTGATAATAAACTTAAAACTTGTTCCTCTGGTAAATCCATTCCTGTATTGCGTAAGGTTCCAGATGGGATTGGTTCCTCAGCCGAACGCCTAGCGGCTTGCTCAAGTGATTGAGCAGTTTTAATTGTGGTCGCCCCTCTTTTCAAAACCCCTTCATCAAGGGCTTGAAAAGTAACAAGAGAATTTAATCCACTGGTGGGTACGGTAACACCATCAACTGAGTAGCCAATTACCAAAGTTGAATTAAAATTATAATTTTGAGTAACGCGACTAAAAGGAATAAATCGAAATGCAGATGGGCGATTATCCTCTTTATAAACCTCGATAATTTGCCAAAAGGCTTGCCCGTGAAAAATTAAATCGTCAATCGTCCATGCAAGGGTTGATCCGCGTGTTGAATTAGGATCAGGTTGTTTTAACCATCTTGGGCGTGGCATTTCCTCGCCTTTAGAGTTATACATTTCTAATGGAATACTTGCAAGAGTTCCAGCAATAATGTTGCGGCATCTGGCAACTGCACTCAATGACATGGCTTGGTCGCGTGTAGCACTTACATAGCCGATTGGATCGTAATAAGCGTATCCAGTGCTATAAACAACCGGATTGTTTTGCGCTTCCATAATAACATCTGCCATTGCTGGAAATGTATTAGTTGCGGCTGTTACAGTGCGAAAACTGTTTAGAATGCCCATAGATTCAAATGATAGCGCATATCACACATTAGCGCATTGTCAAACGGAAAAGATGCCGGCTACTTGATTTGGCTTAGATGCAAAATGGATGACCATTGCAAGTGCAACGGCTGCCGAAACATATCCGCTTGAGTCTTTTCGGATAATTCGCCATCCACCATCTGCTCCCTCTTTACGAGCGCAACTGTAGATGTGTTTTGTCAATTCCTCTTGCCCTGAGTGCGCTAATCTGCCAGATGACATCGCACTTAACAGTTCATCGCATGCTTGATAGAAAATAGAGCCTGACATATCTTGTACTGGTATTCCTGCACTGGCTAAACGCGCTGCAATGCCAGATGCCGTATATCTATCAAATCCAACAACTTGTGCTGAGTATTTACGCGCCCAAGTGGAAACATCGGCTGCAATTCTAAAATCATCTACAGATGTAGTCGATTCCCAAGTTTGAATCAATCCCACGCCAATTCGGTCATTATCCATTTGTTGTGCGCCCATGAGTGAACAATGCCTACGATCGGGCGAAACATCGACTGCTAGCCATGTAGGTTTTCCAACTGGCAATTCCAAGCCCTCAACAAGTGAATCCGGCCAAGCGGACTCGGGGAATGGATTTTTAAGCGTTTCAATCCATTGAGTGAGAAGTTCCGTGCGAATCATCGGCTCTGGATCTTTTAACCGCGCTTGAATAGTTTCCATGTCGATTGTGTAGCCCAATGCCGGTACAGATTGCCTTAATGCTTCGACATCATCAAATGCGCAACCATAAGGTGCTGAATACTCCCACCATCCGATTGTTTTATCTGAGTCAGGTGCGCTTATGGCTTTTTGTGCCTGTTCTTTGATTCTATTAAGAACTACGCTAAAAGCATCGCCGGCTGAACTTGCCATAAAGATTTGAGAGCGTGGTCGTGCCTGAGTCGTGTACACCATTGCAGAATAAGCATCCGTGTTTTGTAATTCCCGCGCCTCATCAATCACAACGAGGTCGGCCGATAATCCTCTGGCGCCGGCATTCGGGGCTATGATCTTGTAACGGCATCCTGTTTTAGTTGTTATTTCCTCTTGCCCGTTTGCAACTCTAATTGAGCGCACTTGATCCTTTAAGAACGGATTATCCTCAATAGTGTTGGCAACTAGCCTAAATGTTTCAAGTGCAATATCCCGATTCTGAGCAGTGGCAATAATTAACTTCTCATCCCACAAGAATAGCCCTGCCAATATCCTCATTCGCAATAAGTGCGTTTTTCCTGACTGCCGTGAGATCAATAGCGCGTTTGTCTTGTGCGCTGGCTTCATTGTGTCTGGATAGTACTTAGTTGCCTCAGATATTACATGCGCTTGCCATGGCATAAGCGGCATTCCAATTTTATTGGCTAAATCAATTACTTCATCGCCCCTAGTGGGTAAATCCAGAATAGGTGTGTGGATTCGGGGGAGCATTTGACCGAGATAGGTCGTATCGAACGGCTCCAGCAATGTTCGGTCTAGTTCGGTTTCCATTCAGTTCGCTTCGGTTTGAAATGGCGACTTATGCACAATGGAGAGAGATTCTCGGAATGCAAGGGGGGGTAGAACTCGCTCCCTAAAAAAACGCCCTCCCTTAGATGAATTGCACTTGATGCAACAAGCCACAAGATTGTCTAGATTATGTGCTGTTGATGAATTATCTACTGATCTAGGCACTACATGATCTACTGAGTTAGCGTACTGCCCACAATATGTACACTCATAGTTAGCAGCCTTGAGTACAAGCAATCGCCTACGCTTCCACTCGCCACTACCTAAGTACTTATCAGACATTGATTAAAACCAACCATTCCTCTTATGGAATTGTAGTGCGTTACACCCATCGCCGTAGCGATGATTGACATACTTCTTAAAGTAGTTAAGTTGTTGTTGCCAACTAAGCGATCGATACCACTCTGATCGCATTTGTGCGAGTCCATGGTGGGAACCATTCGATTTGCTTGGGTATGTCCAACTTGATTCTTTATATATGATTTCATCTAAACATTGATATTCAGGATAATCATTTGAGATAAGCATAAGATGGTACTTCATTCGTACCTGTTGGTTGGTCAGTGCCTGAGCCTGACCTGCTGTACTAATAGACAAGATCACTACTATTAAAGACAACACGGCTACACGGAAAATCGCGCCATGTGTTAAGTACAATTTAAGCGATGTCAGGCGATTCGTGTTGATCATCATGTAAGTAACTCCCTACTTTCGGACTGTTCTAGGTGTAGGTGGGAAATGCCCCTCTAACGGGCGACACGCGTTTAGTCATCCGCGCCTACAGTTTTAAGACTTGTAGTGGTCGAGTGT